GCTCCCGCGACACATAGATGACCTTGCCGACCTTGTAGGCGCCCAGCGTGACACTCGACAGGGTCGGGTTGGACTCGGTCAGAGCCACACCCTCACCGGTCCACGTCGCGCTGCCCTCGGCGGTCGACCGCGGGATCGTCATGTTCTCGCCCGACTGGGTCGTGTAAACGGTCGGGTTCGCCTGGCGGATCGTGGAGGTGTCCACCAGGAACTGGTACAGCTGCCCGATGAACGTGGTCGGCAGCGGCACGTTGGTGGTCAGCACCGGGGCGCGCTGCTCAACCGGTCCGAGCAACCCACGCCACTCCGAACGGGACGGCAGACCCACCTCGACGCTGCGCCGCTCGCCATTGCCGAGCGCCCGGAACTGCGCATCCAGATCCTTTTCGGCGGGACCGTCGGCCGCAGGCGCACCCGCACGGCTGTCTACCGGCTTGCCGGCGATCCGCTCCATCGCCGCGTCAGCGTCCTTGGCCCGCTGCTCACCCTCCAGCACGGCCTTGATGCGGGTGTCGAGCTTGTCCAGCTCGTCGTTCAGGGCATCCCACGTGCCCTGCTCCTCGGCCGAAAAGGCCCTGTTGTCTTCGGTCGCGTTGTCGGCGAGCTCCTTCGCCTGCTCCCAGACGTTCTGCCGACGGTCACGCAACCGCTTCGCGATCTCGCTCATGCGAGGTGCCCCCTTCTAGGGCTCGATCGGACATGACTGCATCGCGACCGTGGATGCGTTGCCTGCGATCGCCGTACTGACTTGCGAAATCGGGTGACGTGGTTGCGTTGCCTGCGTCACAGAGTGGGCACTAGGCCCAGGGGTCCTGCTTGCGAGCCAGCAGGGCCGCCGCCGCGGACGGACCGAACATCTTCGGCTTGACCGGGGCGCCCGCGCCCTTGTCGGTGCGGACGAAGAACTTCCGCAACTCGTCCTCTTGTGCCAAAGACCGCACCTCTTCGACGTCGGCGTCGAACCGGGCGGCCAGCGACCGCAGACCTGCCGTAGCGTCCGGGTAGGCCGGTGTGACGACCGGCGCCACGTCGACCAGCTGCACCTCACGCAGCGACCGCAGCGGATACCCCTGGTCGGTGGTCGACCAGTCATCGCCGCCGGCCGGAACCTTGAACGCAAACGACGAATGCTGCACGTCACCTCGCTGCACAAGTTCGAGGATGTCGGCGCGGGCCGCAGGAGGAAGCACCTCGTACCACAGCCCGGTGTCGTCGATCCGAACGTCGAGAGTCCGCCCGGCAGTGGTGCCGAGCAACATGTTTTGATCATGGTTGTAGCGGGCGACGACGTTCGGCCACCCCGCCGCGCGTGACCCGTTGAACGCGCTCGGCTCGACATTCTCGACAAAGCCGCCGAGGTTGCGGGAAAGCTTCCCGAACACCGACGCGTACCCGCCGATCCGATTCGAGTCCGCGGCGGCCCGCAGCTCCACAACGCCCGGCGTGAACCGGCGCTCCACTTCGGCCATAGCTCCCGATCTCCTCACGATGACTTCCTGTGGGCCTGCTTCATGTAGCCCGGCATTACGGCTTCAATGATGTTGCTGGTCAGGCCGTCCGCCTCATGTGCGGGCACGCCCTCTTTCAGCAGCAGCCGGCGGAGCGTCGTCCACTTCTGTGTGGCGCCCGACCATCTGGCGAGCCCTTCGCCGCTGGTCCAGTACTTCCACAGCGCAGTACCGCGGCCGTACTGCAGCCCTGACGTCCGCTCTTCATCGCCCTCGACCACCTCGAGCCGGCGGAATGCGGACCCGGACGGGGACGAGCTCGAGGTGCTGCCGCCCGAGCCCGCAAGAAGAGCCAGCGCCGTGTAGTCGCCGCCGAGACCGTCCGGGATCGGCGGCATATCCTCAAGCGCCCGGATCTCATCGATGCTCATCAGCCCGATATCGCGGGCCGTCCGATAGTTGGCATACCGCGTCGTCGCATCAGGGCGAATCAGCGCATCGACGTTGAACTTCAGGTACAGCGGACGAGGCAGCAGAGCCGACAGGGCGTCCTCGAGCTTCTTCAGCCACGGCAGCAGCGTGAACTGCACGAAGTTGATCGACTGCTGCTCAACGTTCGCGTACGTCATGGACGCGCCGGTCTCCCCGCCGATCATCTCCGGTGGGATCCCGTAGATCGCGGCGATCTCGGAGGCGCCGAGCCGCATGGTCTCCACGAACTTCGCCTCATTCGAGGCCACCGTGATCGGGGTGTACTCCCAGTCCGAGCCGTACACGATCGGCTCACGTGTGCGGATCGCCCGCACCAGCCGCCGTTTGATCCCATCGGCCTGGTCCTGGTCCACCGTCTGCGAGGTGTTCCGGAACGTGCCCGGTGGCACGCCGCCGTTATCGAACCACTGCCGGGAGAAGTCCTTCGCAGACAGCCCCGTGGCGACCGTAGAGGCGTACGCGCCGATCGGCGACAGTCCCCACACCCGGCCCGGCATCGTGAACCACGGGATGTGCACCAGATCCGACGCGGCCATCCGACGCCCGCGCCAAAACCAGATCGGGTCGACGAACGACCCCGGCCCGAACGGCTGGGAATCGTCAACCGAGACCTCATCCGGGTTCAGCCACTCGATCGAGGTGGGGTACTCGTACGCGTCCCGAGCGGTGATCATGCCGACCGCGTTGCCCCGGTAAACCAGCGACGTCATCGCCCTGAACAGCCAGTCGTGCAGCCCACCCTGCGCCGACGGCTGCCGCAGCAGCGACGGATCCGACGCCCGTTCCCGCCGGTCACCAGAACGCCGGTAGGTCTGCAACGGCAGCATCGACACCGAAGTGGCCAGCAGCCGGCCCGCGGCGAACACCGGACCGAGCCGCAGCGCATGATCAACGCTCACCGTCGCCGTCGGCGACGGCGGGAGACCGCCCTGGTCCCAGTCGATGGCCAAGTTGCGGTTCTCGGCCCGGCGGAACAGGCTGCGCCATCTCACCAGACACTCTCCAACACGTCGTAAGGCCGATTCAGGTGAGCCCGGGCCGCGAACCCCCACGCCGCCAAGGTCGTTGCCACCAAAGGCGAGATGTCCACTGAGACGCCCCTGCGGTCCCAGCCCCAAGCGCCGCCGGTACCGAGAGGACGCTTAGCCGCACCCGCCAGAGCAGCGGACAGCGCCGGGTGCGGGACATGCCGGAGCGAGTTGGCCCAGTCGTCACCGGCCTCCGGAGGCCGCACCACGGCGTCATACAGAGCACCGCACGCAGCCGCCGCCTCACGCGACTTCGGCGCGAGGAGATCGACCCCAGCCTCGTCGAAATCCGCCACCAGGCTGCCTGCCGGGCCGCTCGAATCCAGCACCACAGCGCACGGCTTCCAGCGCTCGACCATGTCCTTCACGCGATCGACCACCCACGCTGTACCGGATGACCGATGGTCGACCACCTCGACATGCAGCAGGCCGTCAGCCCGCACGCCGGCCACGGCGATAGCGGCAGCGCTACGGTCCGGGGTCACGTCCACGGCGAACGCAACCGGATCGAGAGGCTTGGACGCCTCATCAGCCGTGGCCAGCCAGGCCGCCTCGGAGATGACCTCCCAGCCGCCGGACTCGGTCGGGTAGTTCCCGACGCTGAGCCGTTCGCGGGCGAACCCGCGAGGGGACATCGACTCTTGCTCGGTGGCGATGTGCTCGGCCGAGATCCGGATCCCCATGCCCGGGTTCGTCTTTGCCCAGGTCAGAGGGTTGGTCGGGTCGTCGTGTTGATCACAGTCCTGGCCGCACTGGTCACTGTGCAGTGACGCCTCCCATGCGAAGTACGCCAGCCGCTTCGAGTCACCCGCCAGAGCGCGCTGCCGTAGCCGCGAGAACGGCTCACACGCCGCCAGGTCCTTGTCCGGTGCGCTGCCCAGCAGCCACAGCTGAGGGTTCGGGCGGGCCGACATCGTCGGCATCAGCGCATCGATCGGGGCTTCACCGAGATGCTGAGCCTCATCGATCAGGTTGCAGTCACCGGAGAAGCCACGGCCCGAGCCCGTCGAGCGAGCGAGGAACCGCAGCCGCTGGCCCGTGGTGAGCTCGATGCCCTCTTCGCCCTTCGACCGGGCAACCGTCTTCACGCGGCGGGAGAACGCGGGCGTGCCCTCAATCAGTTCGAGGATGCGGCGGAACATTTCGCTCGCCGTCTTGAACTCGTGGGCGCTGTACATGATCAGCCGCTCGCCCAGCAGGAACAGCCCGGCCAGCACACGCGCCTCGGCGATCGCACCCTTGCCGTTCTGGCGGGCCACCATCACACCGACCTCGAACGCCGCCCACCGGCCATCCGCGCGTTCGCCGAGCGCGTCCCGCAGGACGAGCCGCTGCCACGGGTCCAGCACCAGGCCCGCGCGGTCCGCCAGCAGCGCCGCCTCGTGGCCGGCTGTCGACACGTACTCCGGCGCCGTGCGGATCGTCGGCTCCTGCGCGCCGA